ATGATATTTGATGTCGATTTGATGTTGGCGGGTACGATGGATCTCATCGCCGAAATGGACGGCCAGGTATGCGTATTCGATTTCAAGACGAGGGAGTGCAAGGGAGCAGATCCCAGAACAAAGACCTACCCCAAAGATGCTATGCAGCTAGCGATCGGAGCTGACATTATCCGGCGTCAGCTAAGTGCTGATTACAATTTGCCCATCTACTCGGTCATCATCGACACTGAAACATGCCAGACGGGTGTGAAACGATGGACCGAAAAAGCACAGATCAAACACCTCAAAAAAGCCTTAGCCACCAATCATTACTACAATGTAATGAATGACCTGTATGCCAGTTGAAAAACCGTATAATGGAGGAGAATGGACAACAGCCCGGATGCGATCGTTTATTATGTCCGCCCTACGCCGGGCCATGTGGCCTGTTAAATATAGGGCTATCCGGGATAGCTACGTCGAAGATGGTATCAATCCCAAGACGGGCCGCAGATGCCGCCTGCACCGCTGCTCAGAATGCGGCGATCTATTTCCACAGAATCAAATGCAAGCTGACCACATCGAACCTGTTGTCCCATTGGGGGGATTCGATAATCGGGTGTGGCTGGAATACGATTGGAATGAATTATTACAAAGACTTTATTGCGAGGCTGATGGATTGCAGGCGGTCTGCAAGTCCTGCCATAAAGAGAAAAGTCTGGAGGAAAGAAAAAAGCGAAATGAATACAGAAAACAGAACGCAATATGACAAAGCGACAGCAACTATGGGCAAAAAAAATTCACTTGCCTACATAGTGAAGCGGTACCCATCAATGCATTGGGCAAATCTGTTGCAGAAACATGTGGCCGATTCGCGCATCCGTGGGTGGGCTGCATCAATCATATGGTGGGCATATCCAAATAACCAAAGTCCCGATCGAAACTCACTATTGTATGGGATGATGGAGTTGTTCCGCCCATCTGTATTTGGCCGGGATGAAGAACTAAACTCAGTGTTTGAAAAACTTGGGTTGCCCAAACCCGTACACGAAACTTTCCAACCCACACACCCAAGCAACCGCCAGCCAAAGATCTTGGGACATCTATGATCACTCTGAATACGGCAGAGAAGAGGTTGGCTAAATTTGTAGGCCGGGAACGCGACCGAAACGGTCGCCGGAACGGCTATACAAATCTACGAATTGGTCCACAATCGGATGAGGAGACAGACCTGGAGGGCATAGCTGCCGAAATCGCCTTCGCCAGGTACACCAATGTCTACCCCGATTTGGACATCGATTGTACGGAATATCCCGCCCACGATGCCGTCTTGCATAATGGAACATTGGTCGATGTTAAGACCACCACCTATCCTAATGGGCGACTTATAGTGGCTCCTTGGAAGAATGTGGATGCCGTGGATGCCTACGTCCTAGTTGTTGGAAAATTCCCCACTTACCGCATCGCCGGAGCCATGGAAAGCTATAGGCTGATGCGACCCCACCGAATGAAAGATCTTGGTCATGGCAAAGTTTTCGTTGCCACCCAGGATGAACTTAAACCATTATCAGAAATATGACCTCCATCACAATAGAAACCACCCATGGCCATTGCGAGGTGAGCATGCACGACGACGATTTGACCATCGATGAAATGATCGCATTGTTCGAGCAAGCATTGTCTGGCATCGGATACCACTGGCACGGCAACATAGAATTAGTCCCGGACATCACCATCTCATTCAATGACGAATAAACAACTCATAGACCACGCCGAAAAGCTGTATGCCGAATTGACCTCGGTATTAGCGGCAAAGAGTAACGACTACACCGGAGGTGACGGTGCATTCGCAAATTTCAATATGGCGTCCGAGTATGGTGTAGATCCCCTTGTTGGATTGTGCATCCGCATGGGCGACAAAGTGAAACGAATCCAAACCTATTGCAAGACAGGTGAGTTGCAGGTGAGTCATGAGGGCATCGAGGATGCCTTCAAAGATCTCATTGGATACTGCACCATAGCTCTTGGAATGCTCGAAGAAAGAACATACCCATAAACATTATGAAACCTGAAGATATCACTGACGATCAACTAAAAGACCGATTGATTGAGAACATGTTCAATACGCAATCGGTGTTAGATGTTTTTGCATCTATGTCCACTAACACCTACATCAACTATGCCCACCAAGTGGCGAAGGAGAAAGTGTCCAAAACCTGGGAAAACATTACCGGATCCCAGATTGACGGGCTAAAAGCCCAAATGGCGTCCGAGTTGAGTGCAGAGAAAAAGGAGGTCGATGAAAGTTGAGTGGGGCGAAGTAGCTCAATGGAGCAAGTTTTGGATGTCCTCTGATTCAGGATTACCGCGAAGCATATGCCCGGTAATTGGCGGCGTTGACCATCGCCGCATCTGGCCGTTGGATAGATCTAAACTGACCATTGAATCAAATGAATCTTCGTATTATTTGCAGGAGGTTAATATCGGCGGAGAGAAATTTATTGCTTACCGAACGGATGGACTGTCTGACAAGGATTTTAAGACGATGCTTCAAAGCTGGATAGTGGGATACTACGAAGACAAAATTGAGGAACTTGCTCAAGAAAAAGTCGAGATCGCTTGACAACCACTTTTGTGTCCCCACCATGGGCGTTGTTATTTGTAGTTAGTCATCACAGCCCGCAGGTGGTTTTTTCTCTTTCCACCTGCCACAAGGGGAACCCCACAGGGGTTCCCCTTTTTTTGTGTGACTAACTTTTCCCAGCCTTAGCTGTGGGAACTGACGATGCTTACTGGCCTACTGGCAAGTACGGGATCATGTCCCTTGAGAGTATACCTAGTCTTTGTAATTCTCTAATCAGGGGTCTGTTTGATCGCGTTAGTCGGTATGGTCCATCAGGATTGATCAACCGCTTGAGGCGAGATTCCTTGTCCATTTTTTTCAGGAGCATTAGTGAAGCTGGCATAGCGGGATCGCCCCGTCGGGCTTTCTTTACCATTCGCTTATGCGTGTCTATTAAACTCCTGATCTCCCGAGGATCCACTCCTTGGCCACGCATTGCCCGTATAGCTTGGAAACGTTGCTCTGGGGTGTCTCCGAGGGATTCGTATATCTCTGTATTGGTGAGGGGTTCTTCGTATGGCATCGGGCTGTAGTAGCCTGTGATACCTTCAAATTTATCGTTGGTGGATAGGGCTGTTTTATCCAAGACATTGAGTGCTTGCTCGCTATCCAATCCCAACACCTTTAAATTGTTGTAGTGGCCCGTGATCTTTTTTAGGATGCCTTCGCGGTCCTGGTTGAGTTTGACGTAGTTCCGATCGTACTGCTCCTTGATATCATACTTGCGACTAGTGCCAAGCAACCCCTTCGCATTATTGATAGCCGTAGCATCGGGGGCTAGCCGCCGGGCGGCGTCACGCTCAATGTCATATTCCTCCCAACGTAAACCAACTAGGCGTTCTACCATTCTCCTTACCTCTAGGGAATTTTCCATACCCCTTAAGGTCTTGTTCCACTTCTCAAGTTCTCTAGCAGCCCCTGGCTCGAATGCCGCTTGTACAAAAGCATTTACCCTGTCGTAGGTTTGTCCAACCACACCTGGCCTTACACTAATATCCCGGCCATTCTGGTCCTTTCCAAATAGATTACTGGATGCTTGGAGCAGGAATGTACCTTCGCCCAGGAAGTTGTCCATGAATATCTTTGGCAACACCTCAAATGGATCATCATTCAAACCTGAAACAAAAGCAGATGTCATGAGGGTTTGCGGAACTATGTATTCAGTGTCCAGATACTTTCCAGTTTTACCATTCGCGTCTGGGAGATACAGTAGTCGCTTACCACGGTGCCAACTCTTGGCTACTGTTTGGTTCAATGCTATCTTCTCCTCACCAGACAAGTTCTTATAGTTGTCTCCAAATAAGTCCTTGGCTTTACTGCCAATCATTTCTACCGCTGTTCCAGCTCCGGCCATTACCAATGAAAAAGCTGCCGCTCTTTGAACTCCCAACTTTTGCAATCCCCTAACGGCTTTGTCGTCTATATCTATTCCATCAAGACCTAGCTCGCTCATTAGTTTGCGTGGGTTCTTCATCATCATATACGCATACCTACCCTGATTGTAGGTGTTACGCATAAGCTCGGCTGTGAAATTGACGAATGGACTAGCAATACCTATTTGAGAAAGTTTCTTTATGAATGCCGGAACCTTGTCATAGTCCTGGAAGGTGTTGCGTACAATACGCATAGCCGCTCTTTCAAGAGCTTCTTTGTTTCCCTCTTGGGCCAGTGCTGGGATGGCTTTCTTTAACTGCCTTTGAGTACCTTCCCAGGCAACATAACGCATGGATGTATCACCCACGTTATATAGCTTACTGAATGGATCCGCTATGGTTTGGTTGAGGTCGCCAAATAAACCGCGATTACCAGCCTTTCTGATTTCGCTAGTCATTACGTTGGCACTACCTCCACCTAGTTCTTCGAAACGAAGCATACGCTTCATATCTTCGCGATTGGCTTTGCCCCTCAATATCTTTTTGCGTACAAATTCAAACTCCGATAGGCTAAATTTCATCCCCCTGCCAAGACCACGGAATGGGAGTATACCTGATGCCATTACGGAAGAAAAGTTACCAATGAAATTGGGTGCATAGGATGCCGGGTTGTAGATGGTCTTAGATATTTTGGACAGAGCATTTAAGCTCTTCAAGTTATCTAGTACAACACGCCCAACAGCGTTATTCATCAAGTATCCAACATCTGAATAAAACAAATCTCTAAGTGCATCATTCACTTCTCGCGGCACCATTACGTCCTTCATCAACTCCGCTCCATATGCAGTGTTGGTAAGTATACGTTCGCCAGCGTCTGCCGTATTGATTCTTAAAACATCTTGTACATCTTTTCGCCTGAATAGATTGATCAATGCTTCATCTGTTTGCAAAGCATTAACCAGCCTAGATGTCTTGTTTAAGGTTTGGAAAAGCTTTTCTCCAGGATCAGTGATTTCTCCAAGGTATTCCCGCAGCTCATTGCTGAGGTTGCCACGGCCTTCCAAGATGCCTTGTGCTTGAAACTTTATTTCATTTTTATCTGCTGCTCGCTCACGGGCTTTGTCAGGGTTTTTCTGGATCTCCTTAGCACTATACTGATCCCGTTGAACCATCTCTTCTTCGGCCTGCTTCCTGGCTAGTTTCTTCAAATCTTTATCAGCCTCTATCTGCTGCACCAAATCGGTGTCTGGTTTTTTGCCTCCAGACATTTGCCTTGCTTGTCTTTCGGCCATCTCCCGACCAATTCGCCGTGCTTCGCCATCTATAGCCTTTTGCCTTAGTTCGCTACTTGGGGTATATCCCTTATCGACATAAAACCTAAATGAACGAGTTACAAAATTTTTGTCGCGAATGCTTTTTGCAATGACCTCCATAAGGCGTTGCCTAGTTTCATCAGGTAGCGTTTCCCCAAACTCTCCGCCCAAATATTGCAATAGTTTCTTTTGTAAACTATCTAGCTCCTCGCGATACAGCTCCAACTCCTCCCCGGCATTCTCCCGAATGGACTTGGGGAGTTGTTCCAATGTTCGTTTGTTTACCAAATATTCGTTTATATCATTAGCCAACCTAGTCCTATCGGCCACATTCATTTTGGCATTTTTAACAGCATTGTTCACGGCCTTCTCTGCATTGATGGCAATGCGATCGCTACTCCTAGAGAGATATTGCTTTTCCTCAAGTTCAGTGGCTATGCGTCCAATGGTGTTGGATGGACGTATAAAATTAACAAACTTTTGTCCAAGCCTTGAGGCTTTGCCCAAGAACCCAGACCTCACGGAAGTTTTATCCTGATCAAGAACAAGATTGGCCAACCGATCTGCTTCATCGGTGGCTATAGTTTGGTCCGCAAGTTCTTCGGTCTTTTGGCGATACTGCTCTCGCCGCTGTTCATACAAGGCTTCGTATTCATCCATTACCGATTTCTTAAATGCTTTGGCCTGTGGCCCCCTGGCCTTGTTGAATGGCTTTGCCCTTCCTAACCGATTGATTGATGAAAGCCTGGGAAGTTCTGTAGCTTGGCTTTTAAACACTCTTTCTGCAACCGCCACATTGATTTCATCAGATGCTTCATTGATAAATCTGTCCAAGCGAAATGATGCATCGGCTGGGTTTAGTGCGTTAGACAGGTCCTGATTGATTGCGTCCCAAACCTGATCACTTAATGGAGCTGTCCTCCTACTTACTCTTTCAGTAAGTCCATCGCGAAAGAATTGTGTTCTTGATCCAAAGATTCCTTCATAAGCGTCTC